AGTCATTAAAGGGCGAGGCTTCAGCCGCTACTTTTTAACAATGAAAGCAATTGCAGACAAAGCAACATCAATGCAAATTACAGGTCCATCACGCGGATCTGCTGGTGGTTCTCTGGTGGCGTATGTACTTGGAATTACTCAAGTTGATCCAATTAAATATGGATTGCTCTTTTCTCGCTTTCTAAGATCGGACGCAAAAGATTATCCTGATATCGATTATGATGTTTCAGACCCAATGACACTCAAAGAATCATTAGTTAAAGAATGGGGGGAAGATAATGTCGTTCCTATTTCAAACTGGAATACACTTCAATTGCGGTCTTTGATTAAAGATCTATCAAAGTTTTATGACATTCCTTATCAAGAAGTTAATATTGTAACAAAGAAAATGGTCTTTGAAGCTATCGGCCCAGCCAAGAGAGAACATGGAATAAAAGCGGGTGTCTACGAACCAACGTTCGAAGAATTGATGAAATATAGCACAAGCCTTCAGGAATTTTTAAAGAAATATCCACAAGTCGAACCGCATGTTAGAACTCTAAAGGGACAAGTGCGATCTCAATCCCGCCACGCTGGTGGTCTGGTGGTTGGCGAAGAATTAAATAAATATATGCCACTAATCTATTCAGGTGGAGTAAGACAAACCCCTTGGACCGAAGGTCAAAACGTTCGTCATCTTGAACCAATGGGATTCATTAAGTTTGATATTCTGGGGCTTGGAACTCTAAGAATGATCGAAGATGCAATTTTAAGAATTCTTAAGAAAACTAATCCCAACCCTACATTTAAGAATGTAAAAACATTCTATGATCACAATCTTCATCCAGATGTATTAAACTTTAATAATAAAGAGATATATAAAAACATATTTCAGAAAGGCAAATGGGCGGGAGTTTTCCAGTTTACTGAAACTGGTGCCCAAGCGTTTTGCAAGCGAGCAAAACCTACAAGTCTAATTGATATTGCAGCGATTACTTCAATCTTTAGACCCGGACCATTAAGCGCAAAGGTTGATAAAGAATATGTTAAAGCAAAGAGAAACCCGGAAGATATTAAATACATTCATCCAATTGTTAAAGAAGTAACAGAAGAAACTTATGGTTTCCTAATCTTTCAAGAACAGATTGCCCTCTTAGCTCATCGTTTGGGTAAAGATATTTCGCTTGATGAAGGTAATCTATTGCGCAAATTATTAACTAAGAAAGGAACTGGTAAGGGTGCAGAAGAAAAGCTTAAAATTTATAACAAATTCGTGGCAGGATGCACAGAAAAAGGAATTAAAAAGGAGCAGACAGAGACTCTTTGGAAAACTTTTGAGTATTTTAGTGGTTATGGCTTTAATAAGTCCCATGCTGTCGGTTATAGTATTCTATCTTACCAGTGTGCTTGGTTACTAAACTATCACCCAGCAGAATGGCTGGCAGCTTTCTTAAATAAGGAACCCGAAACTCGTAAAGAAAGAGCAATTAATGTTGTAAAGAATTTGGGTTATGAAATCCAAGAAGTTAACATTAATTTATCTGGAAGAAACTGGGAAATCTCACCAGAGGGTAAGCTGGTTCAACCCTTAACCTCTATCAAAGGTTTGGGCGATAAAGCGATGGATCAAATTCTTGAACATCGACCATTCAACACTATTGAAGAATTATTATTTAATGAGGAAATAAGTTATTCTAAACTTAATAAAAAATCTTTGGATGTCCTTGTGCGCTCTGGTGCATGTGATACGATTGTGGATGATCGGTTTAAACATTGTCGGCATTTATGGTTATCTATTATAGACAGCCGACCAAAAAATAAGAAGAAATTAGACGAAAATATAAAGAATAATCTAAGCGAACCGGATTTTTCCGAAGAAGAAAAGATTGAAAATGTTGTAAATTTAACAGGGATCTTTCCTTTTGAATTGGTCTTAGACAAAAAGGTTAAAGAAAGATTGGAACTTTTAAAGGTTCCCCCTTTGGCTGAATATGATAAAGATTTGCAATTGTGTTGGTTTATCCCACGAGAAATCATTCCTAAAAAAACTCGTAATGGTAAAACATTTTGGATTATAAACGCAATTGACGAAACATGTCAAACAACAAATATTAAATGTTGGAACGTGCGCCCAAATGAAGTCGTGCATGTGAATCGACCGTATGTGAGCAAGCTGGAGCATGATCCTCAATGGGGATTTTCTACTCGCTCCATTAAATGGAATTTTAAATTAGTAGGTTAATAAATGAAGAATAAAGGTGAAGAAACGCTTGAATTATTTAGGTTGATCGTTGCTCGTGATGAAGCAGAATACGAAGCAAATGGCACAATTTCTGAATACTTGATAGAACGAGCAGCTTATTATGGAAACAAACTTGGACGAGAAAAGAAAAAGGTAAAAGAATTTGACGTTGTAGAAGACCAATATTCAGGCGATTGGATATTGCTATATTATTGTGAGAGGTATTTTTAAGTGGAAGATGATTATGAATTGTTTATAGATGATTATAAGCCTGATAAGAATGAGATTCGTCGGGTAATAAATCAAACTATAGAGAATAATTTACCAGCAACAAGAACACCAAAGGGTTTAGAGATTGAGGTATTGTCTACTTGGACAGATGTTTTAAACAATGATGCCTCAATTTTATATGATTACGAAAAAACTGGCTGGAAAGTAATGTGGTACAATAGACATTCAGAAGGCCCAGCGCAGGGAAAACTTTTGCGTTCATGGCTTAGTATAAGAGATACGCGATATCTTTCAAAGGAGAAATAAATGATTATTGAATATACAAGATTAAGAAATGATGTACAGCCGCCCGAACGGGCTAATCCAAGCGATGCAGGATTAGATTTGTTCTTTAACCCAGAACCTGTTGGGATTTTACCAAGCCCTAAGCTTGATTCTATTAGGATTAAACCTGGCGAAAGTAGGTTGTTACCCACTGGTTATCGTTTTGGCATTCCGCATGGCTATATGCTAGAGATTAAAAATCGCTCAGGAATTGCATCCAAGCGTTCACTAATTGTAGGTGCTTGTGTTGTTGACAGCGGATATGACGGCGAAGTTTTTATTAACCTTCATAATGTGGGAAAAGAAACACAAATAATTGATCCAGGCACCAAAATTGCCCAAGCAGTCATGGTTCCTGTGGTGCATTTCCGTGCAGTCGAAACCCAAAGTGGAGATCTATACAATTGGTATCCGATTACTATTTCTGATCGAGGTGATGGTGCTTTGGGTTCTACCGATAAGAATTAATTATGGCAACCCTCTCAAGAAAATTGCGTCGTAAAAAAGAAAACGCCGCAAAGAAAGAATTGCAAAAAAAGGTTGGACTTTTTAGCAAGCTTGAAGATCACTGTTTGGTCTGCCAAAAAGACTTTGACAAAAAAAATAAAGAAATGGTGATGTCATGGAGCGTTGTTGTGAAGGAAGACAAAGTAAGACTATATTGTCCTGACTGTTGGTCAAGGGCAACACAATTAATAGACGAGATAAAAGATGGATACGAAAATTCAAAAACTAATGTTTAGTTCAAAATCTGATATGTGGGGCACACCACCAGAATTTTTTAACAAGTTAAACAAGACATATAAATTTACTTTAGATCCATGCGCTAGCGCCGAGAATCACAAGTGTGATAAATATTACACCCTTGAAGATGATGGGCTTTCCAAAAGTTGGGAAAATGAGGTAGTTTTTGTAAATCCTCCATATAGTGATGTTGGTAAGTGGGTTGAGAAAGCCCATTATGAGGCTACTTACAATTCTGCAACGGTTGTGATGTTAATTCCCGCCCGCACGGATACTAAATATTGGCACAATTATATTATGAGTGATGCTAATAAAATTTATTTTATCAAGGGAAGATTAAAATTTGTTAATCCTTTTACTTCCGTTTCCAATTCTGCCCCGTTCCCGTCAGCAGTCGTTGTATTCCTCGCCACTAAGTCACAGTTTATTCATTACCCTGTAGTTGGAACGATGGAAAGATAAATGGAAGACAAGAAAACAAAAGTTATGTTTACGGTATCTCAGCGAACGAAGGCAGATTTTAAACTTCAGCTTCAATATGATAGTCTGACCCAAGTAAAGTTTTTTCGCTTATTGATGGAAGGGTATATTAATAAAGATTCAGATCTAATGGTGTATATCAATAAGTTTAAGAAAAAGATTTCAGTTCAAAACAACACTCAGCGCAAAAAAATAATGACCAATATTAAAGATGCTGGATCTGTTAGGAATAAGTTTGCTCTAGGCGATGAAGAAGTTGAGAATATTTTTGATATTCTAGAAAAGGAACACCCAGAATTATGAGTTGTTATGATAAGTGCAAAAAGAAAAAGAAATCTTGCACACAAACTGATTGTAGATTGTGGATAGATTATCCAAAAGATTATAATTGTACTGAAATAAGTGTGCAAAGAAACGACAAACTTGTCTTTCGCGAGATTGGTGATCGTCTAAAGTTAACACCATCGCGTGTGAAGCAAATCGAATCCGGCGCTCTTAAGAAGTTAAATACGCGATTGAAGTCTCTTTTCAACATTTTATAGTAGTCTTTTTCCAGATTTGCCTACTATTTATACGAGTAAGACTTGCAAAAAGTTAAGGAGAAAACTGCAAAATGGCAAAAAACAAAAAGCCCCTATTAAAAGAAGGAACCGTTCGTCGAATGATGAAGTTGGCAAACATGGAAGCTCTCGGCAATGGATTCATTAGTGAAAAGTGGACTGGCGAAAAAGCTGGTGACGAGGGCGCTGGTAAGGACAAAGACGATACTGATTATTCTGGCAAAGGGATGCGTAAGGGTGATGAATCCGATACCGGTCGCGGCAAAGATGATCTAAACGAGCAAGAAGATGAGCTTGAAAGCGAACTCCACGCCACAGAAGACGAGCTTGGCGCAGAAGATGAAATCGCTGATGAAGAAGGTGCTGAGCTTGAAGGCGAAGTTACCATTACTGACGAAGAAGCTCAAGATATCATTGACTTGGCTGATAAATTAAAAGATGCTGTTGGAGAGCCTGAAGTTGAAGCAGAGGTAGAGATTGAAGACGAAATGCCAATGGGCGGTGAAGCCGAAGAAGAAATCGACTTAGAAGAACCCGGCAGTCGCATGTACGAAGAAGAATTATACGAAGCTGCCCTTAAGGGTCTAAATATCGAGATGATTGATGATAAAGCCGAACAACGCAAGGCACTCGTTCAAGAAGCAAAGAAGCGAATTTACGAGCGCGTCATCCGACGACTTCTTGCCGAAAGCAAAAAATAATTTCTTTTTATCATTCATATAAGTGATAAATTTCCCCCCTTCATTAAATAAAAATTTTATTTATTTTTCGCTTGGTTTCCAAACAGGCGTTTTTTTATCCTCTTTAATATTTTTGCTATCTCTGCAAAATTGTTCTTGATTTCTTACACAACTTGATATATACTAATAGACATGAACAATGATCTATTAACTGTTGCCGTTCTCGGATTCGCTGCGGGCTTTATTGTAAAATCCATCATCTATGGATGGAAAGCATTTTCTGCAAGCGGCAGTTTTGTCCAAGCCATGGGATATAAAGTGTTAGCACTTGTGGGGACGACTGTTTATAAAATGTCCTATGTTGATCAGTTATGTATAATGATGGTTCAAGATGCGGGCGAAACCGAAGAAGCAAAAAAAATAAGAATCCAATATCAAGAACAATTTGAAGAATGGAAAAAAGAAATTGTTGAAGATTTTATAAGCAATTACCCAGAAGAATACCGCTGGCAACTAGAATTTGATGATTGGAAAGGGATGATGGAGGAGTTGACTCATATATATAAAGAGAACAAGGTATGACCTATGAGCAGCGAACGGCGCACAACTACTACCTCGGAAGATCAACGTCGAGAGTTTGTTTTAGATTTCATTAGACAGAAATCTTTAATAACAGTAAAGGACAATCTCATCCTTTCAGAAAAGGTATTTGTGATTAATGCTGTTTTAAGATGGTGTTATGAAAAGGCTCATCAAAAAAAAATGACGCCCACTTTATGGGGAAAATATAAAAAAATGATCGCTCAATATGTCGCTGGTGTGGTGGATATCGAGTGGACAGATAACAATTTTAAAATAATAGAGGTTCCAATTGAAAATGACAAGCCCAAACCAAGAAGAAGAAAACAAAGAACAAGCCGAAGCGATCCCGAATGATATCTTGTTTCTCCCCGAACTTTTCGATTCTGAGCCTAAATCTCGCTTACTTGGCTTATACGGCGAAGTAAACGAAGATCGTTGCAAGACAGCGGCTTCAGGATTGTATTATTTCCGGGACACTGGAATGATTGAAGAAACCATTGAATGCGAAGAAGAAGAAGAAGCTGTCGTTAAAACTTCTTATCTCCCAATTGATTTTATGATTTCAACAGAGGGAGGAAGCGTTCCTGACATGTTCGCATTATATGATTGTATACGCGATGTCAGAAAAGACTGCGAGATTAATACTTTTGGTGTTGGCCGAGTGATGTCAGCGGGTGTTCTTATCCTGGCTGCCGGAACTAAGGGCAACCGCAAAGTTGGAAGGCATTGTAGATTAATG